TCATTTGTTTTAGGTTTTTTATCTAAGTAAGATTTAAGCTTAGTAATGTTAATTGGTTTTGTCTTGTAGTGTTTCTTCATTAATCTGATGAACTTAAAAAGTTTTGTAAAGTAAGTCTAGTTCCTTGTCTTGGTCTTTCTAGATTCATATTATTGTAGTAATTTTCTCTTGAAGGATTTACATCTGCTCCAGTGTTTGTATTATATTCAGGGAAACTTGCAGTATTATTACGTATGTAGTCTATAAGTCTTTCACGATAGTAACTTCCAGTGTTTAATATTTCTTCTCTAAAGCTTTGAGCTTCTTCTGTACTTAAAGCATTTCCTGTTTCTGATGTCTTAGAATAGATATTACCGTTCTCCACTTTATGACGTAGGTAGTTAAAAGCGTGATAAAGACTATACGATGGAAGCATATCCCCTATGTAGTCATCTAGTAAAGTTTTGTAAGCTACATTTGCAGGAAGATTTACTGTACCTGCTACAATTAAGGCTTTTAATTTATTGTTAAGATCAGTCCCTAGTGCGGTTTCAACATAGATTTTCTGTGCTTCTCGTACAAATGGAAGTAAGATGTCTACATCTACATTAAGATTAATTGCTGTAGAGTCCTTTAATTTAGCCTCTGATATAAATAGTACGTAACTCATAATTATCTTGCGTTTATATATCCGTTATTTTTCATTTTTCTTGGTGGCGTTGCAACTAGCTTATCATTCTTTTTAGCAGTAAAGCCTTCTGACTTTGCTTTCGTGTAGCCAATCATATCAGCGTCTTCTATTTTAGTAGTCCTAGATTCTCCTATTGTAGTCTTGAAGATTCTTCTACTCCAAAAATGGAAACATTGAGGTCCTCCTTTATATAGCCAAATTGAGTAAGTATTAGCTCCTCCTTTTCCAAATCCAGGATTAACTGCCTTTGTACTCATATTAATTATATCTTCCTTTCTGTAAAGTTTTTTAGCAGCTGTCATCTTTCTGCAAAATTCTCTTTTAGTTCCTGACTTATTAGTTAAGAAATTGTCATTAGAATAAACATAACGAACTCTGAAATAATCATAAGTCTTTTTAGAGATACCATCTTGTTCTGACTTACGACTAGGAATTGCCCTACCTGTTGAAGCTAGTTCAATCTTTTCGCCTGCAATATCATTTAATACTTCTTCATAATTAAAGTCTTGATGTTCTCCGTCTACTACTTCTTCTTCTATTAATTCCCAATCTTCAGAAATATCTTCTCCAAACTCCTCTATGAACTTTGAAAGCTCAGTAGCTTCCTTATGACCTTCGCAAGCCATATAGACTGTCTTACCTTCTAATTCGTGTGAGTGGTAGCCTTCACACCCTAAAGTCTTTGCACTTGCTAAGGCTTCTTCTATGGTGTCATAAACAGGTTTTCCATCAATCATTCCAACTTTAGCAAATTCTTTTTTAAAATCTTCAACTGCTTCTCCTTCTAAAGGCGGTAATCCTATTTCTTCTCTTATTTCGTCCTGAGTCATAACATCCCTGATAGTTGCAGAATCAAATTGAATTGTTATTGGTTTAAGCTGTACGAACTGGACTGGCATATCCATGTTATTTACTTGGAATATTTTGTGCAATACTTTTAAGATTTGCCCTTGGAATGGCATTATTACCGTATTAAGATAAAAATTACTAGCGTTTGCTAGCTCGTCTGCATTGCTTGAGAACCCGTTAGCACTATCTAAGCCCATAAGTGTCTTAGAAGTAACCCTATGACCTGAGAGGATGTTGCTAGTTAAAAGTTCTTGGAGTGCTAAATACTGCTTATCTAAATCTGATGGACTAATAGAAGTTATTTCTGGTACTCTAGTCTTGTCATCTGAAAAAGTCAAAACGAATTTACCTGCATTTTTTTCTGATGTAAATTTATCTTCTAAACTTCTTTCTATCTGATTTCTTTCTTCAGCCGTTGGGATTCCATTCGCAAATGATATCATAAACGAGCCAGTAAATCCGTTAGATATATTATTAAGATGAAACTCAGAAACTTTAGAATCAATTAACGCCCAGTTATTACAAGATATGTAATCAGCCGTATAATAGCTATTCATATTAGGACTGTAAAGCCCTGTATAAAGAATTTGATTAGGTGAAGTTCTATCATTAACATTAAAGGCTGGAACTCTATAAGGCTTGTTCGTTCTTGTATTTGCCCAATCTCCTGATACATAGTACCCTCTAGTTTTTCCAAATTCGTCAGGACGCTCGGTCCTGATTTTTTCGACTGGTATATGATAGATTTCAGCTATCTGAGTTCTATCTTTTGACCATACTATATTAAGTGCAAATGCTCCTTGTAATTTAAAGTCAAATGCTACCTTTTTTAATACCTCGTGTAGTGTTTCATTACCATTAGCATTATTCATAAAGTTCTGTAGCTTTACTCTTGCCTCTTCATCTCTATCATCTTCATCTGTTATGACTAGGGATTCAGCACTTATCATTTCGCTAGTCGCATTTACGATTGCAGCCGTTATAGAACTTGAATAGTAAAGGTCAATTAAAAACTGTGGGTAAAGGTTTCTCCATTCTCCATTAGAGTCGCCGTACTCAATGTAATCTTTTCCTCTAACCTCTTGTACCAAAGGAGCTGTTGAAGTGCTTAAATCTACTGAAAGTATTTTATCCATTTTTAATTTTTATTGACCGTAATAAATAGTGTTAGTTCCTGATGGTTCTGGGTGCTGAATATATTCAACTTGCTCAGTTCCAGATTTTTCTGTTAAGTTTAGTATTCCTTTAGTTACTATTCCATTTACTACTCCATTATTATCAGCTACAGGAAGTACTTGAGTTTCTGTCTTTGGAGCGGTCGTATCACTTAATACTACTTGACCTATCCAACTAACTTCATAAATTTCATATTTCCAATGACCTGCTGGCAATAAGTTTATAGTAGACAAAAATAGATCAGGAACTAATGCATAATAAAACTGAATCTTTGTGTATCTAGGAAATATAAACTCTTGAGCGCTTGCAAAAGAATAGCTATAACTAATAGAACCGTCAAAGTCATTTATAAACTTCACTAAGAATCTAATCTGAGTTCTATTTACTAAAGTATTTATTCTGTTATCTTCAGTACAAATTTCTGTTAAAATATCAGTTTGCGTAAATCCTTGTATCATATTATATAATAGAAAAAGTCTGTTTCTGTTTGGTTAATAAAGGAAAAAGGCTGCCAAAGCAACCTTAAACCCATAGTGAACGCTAGATTTCTCTATAGATGGTCAAACCACCCCACCCTCACTAAGTGTAAAAAAGGGTAACTGTTAAGCTACCCTTTCTAAAAATATATAAAAGAAACTAATTAAGAAGTTACTATTCCTCCAGGTATGGTAAAACCTGCATTAGAAAAAGGTCCTGTTGCAATAGGATAATCTGCTACCATTGGAAAAGGGTCAGCCTCTATGCCGTCAAATGTAAGTGTGTAACCATTTTTATCTCCCCATGCAGCACCTGAATCCATAGTTCCTGCATTAAGTTCCATACCATTAACTCTTCCTAAACAAACAATAACATCAGTTCCAGTAGCTAAAATTTGTTGATTTAATTGAGCAAAGACAACGACCTTAGTCGCTCCTAAGAGCTTAATTTGATTTTGGTCTTCTTTTGTAAGTCTGTTAAATAATACTTGAGCAGTTGGAGTGTAATAAATAGTGCCGTTTTCTCTCGATCCTACGATAGTATCTGTAATACTAGCTACTCCAAGAGGCATAGTGTATCTGTAAAGTTCTGCTCCTGCTGCCATTTCTATGTCAGTAACTTCTCCTGCCGTTACTGCTATTCCTGTTCCGTCTATTGGAGCTTTAAATTGATCAAAAACTCCGAAATAAATAAATTTAACGCCGCCCGAGATGCGATTGCAATCGAGTCCCCTTCCCTTAGTTAGTGCCGTACATGCCATTTTATTGTTTTTTTTAGGTTAAGGGTGGAAGGGTTTTACCCCCTCCATCCATTATTTATTTATTAAGACTGTCTTACGATATCAGCTCCTGTTCCTGACTGTACTCCTGCTGAGTAACGAGCTACCATTCTAATATTGTCAGAACCATCTAAATTAGCCATATCCATTAAGTTAATTCTTGTTGCATCACTTAAAAGATCAGTTCCAAAGAATAAGTTAGATTTTTGAGCTATTACAACTTCATTTTCTAACATTCCGTTACATACTGCTATCTTGTAGCCTTCAAACATTGGCACGTAATCTCCATTCATGTTATAAGCGTTTACATATCCTAAAGTAGAAACTGCTCCAATGTAGTATTGGTAAGTTCTCTGACTCATGTAAATATGTAAATCTTCTTTACCTAAAACTGCAACAGGAATAACTGCTACTGCCTTCTGTAATTCTGCTATAATAGTTCCTGCTGTATATGCTCCCCCTGCTGCATTCTGTACAACTGTAGCATCAACACCTGGTAGTAAAAGTCCTGTAGCTGCTCCTAAGAATCCGTTAAATTGTCCTGCTACATTAGTCCCTGCCCAGATAGAATTTTCAGTAGCTTGTGCTATAATATCGCCCATGTAAGAGATAACGTAATCATCAAAAGATGCAGGTGGCGGTGCGCCTGCTCCTGCTCTCATTTGTAATGCTTCCCAAGAAGATAATAGAGTTTCTTTACAAATATCCATATTTACTTGTAAGTTTTTAGGCTCTAATACTTTTTCAGTTAAAGCTAAAGTTCCTGCTGCTGTAAAGTCGCAAGTTGCGTCTACTACAGAATTTACTGTTTGATTAAGAGCTTGTATGTTGCTCTTAAATTTAATATTTTCTATCATTGTTAGATAGTCTAACGAGTTGGATGCTTTTAAAGCTGCTGAGATGTAGAATCCTGCTGCCTTACCTGCAAAGTTTGAAGCTACTGTAATTGCCATAATTTGATTATTTTTAGTTATTTATGTAGAGTTATCTCTACTTATTATTTGTTTAAGTTATATAAGAATCTTTCCTTACTTGTCATTCTTCTAAAATCTTGTGCAGTAGGAGTTGCTCTTTCTGAACTAAATTTATTTGTATCTAAAGGTGCTGATGCAGGTGCTTCTGCTAACTCAGTCTTTAGTTTTTCATTTTCAGCTTTTAACTTTGTTAATTCGTCTTCTGCTGAGAACTCAACTACTTCTGTAGTCTTTATAGACTTTGGATTAGTAGAAGGCTCTACAACTTCTTCAGCCATTTCTTCAACCTCATCATCTCCTCCGTCTTTATCTTTCTTTAGACTTGCAACTGCATCTTCTAGGTTTTGGATTCTTTTCTCCATACCTTCCCAATCCTCAACTACTGCTAAGTCTTCAGTCATTTCTTCTTCAACTACTTCTTCAGTTTCAGTTTCCATAACTTCAGCAACGATACCTTCTTCTTCTACTCTAAAAGTAACTCCTGTATCAGTCTTGTAAGTTCCAACAGGTAAAAGAATAGTAGTACCATCTTCAGTAAGAACTGAAATATCTACTCCTGCTTCTAATTCTTCAGCAGTTGAAACGAAAATAGTTCCATCTTCACTTTTCGCTTGATAAGCTAATTTCACATCTGGCTCTTTATCAAGACCAAGTGCTACCAATATTTGATTTTTTAAATCCATAGTTTTGTTTTAAGTTCTGTTATATAATAGAATAGTTATTGTTCTGTTTGATTTTATAATAATTTCATAGCTTTATCAGAATTACTTTGAGTTGTTTCCATATCTTTAAAAGTATCTTCAAATTGTTTTTCTAACCCTTTTATTCTACTAGGATATTCTATACCTAATTCTTTTGCTGCTTTTTTAAATTGTTCTATTTTCTTTAAACCATCAACAGTATCTTGCTTTACTTTTACTGCTTCTCCTTTTAGAGTTCTTATAGTATCTATTGCATTATCTTTTCTTTTTGATACTGTTCCTGCTTTTTTTATTACTTGTGTATATATCTTCTCTAAGTCATCAACTAAAGCTAACTCAACCTTCTCAGTCTTAAGTTCAGTTTTGTTTTCTCTTACTAGCTTGTTTAAAGCACTTAGTATTTGTTCTTGTGTTGGTTTCATATTATATTATTTATAGTAATCCTTTAAATTTTGCTAAGTCTTTTAACATTCCCTCTCCTGCTCCTTCTGAAATTTCGTAAATAATTTTTGCTGCTTCATTGTAACCTTTAGGGTCTTTTATTCCTAATTCAGAAATTTGCTTGTCTATAACATTAACATATCCATATCCTTTTTTGGCTGCCTTAACTAAATTACCCATCTCTTTAAAGTTTTCATTTACAAGTTTTGTAATTTGCATATTATTTCTTACAGCCGTTTCAAATCTAGAACTTAATTTTTTACTATCTTTTATTAAATCATCAACTAAACCTAACTCAACCTTCTGAACACTTAACAATTCTTTTTTAGATTTGTTTTCTAGTATTAGTCTTAGTATGTTTTCTTGTGTTGGTTTCATATTATACTTTTATTTTTTTAATACTTTCATAAGTTTTGTATATTCTTGAATTACTATCAGAAGCATTTACTGCTTTTTTATAATCTTTTATATCCATAACATTTACTCCTAATTCTTTTGCTTGTTTTTTAATTAAAGTCATTAATTTAAGCATAGACGCTTCATTTTTATTATAAGCTTTATATTCGGTTTCTGCTTTTGACTTTAATTTATCTCCCATCTTAATCCAATCATCTTGTTCTTTTACTATTTTTTCGTATTTAGGTACTATTTTTGAAGTAAATTCTTTTACTAAACTATTCAAGTCATCAATAGCACCTAACTCTAATTTTTTAACTTTTTTTTTACTTAACAATTCTTTTAATGCAGTTCTTATTTCTTCTGTTGTTGGTTCTGCTTTTTGCATTTGTTCAAATTTATTTGTGAAATAACCTTCTATACTCAGACCTTTTAGCTCACCACTCCGAATCTTTTGCCACAGCTCGTCATTCTCTATCTTCATCTTAACGAACCAAGTGCCGTTAGGTAAGTCGTAGCCGTATAATTTAGACTTATCACTATCTCCTTCTTTTATCCAAGATTCAACTGTTAGAACGCCTGAAACTCTGTCTTGGTGTTGGTAAGTAGCTTTGTGATGATTGTTATGTTTTAGGTAAAGTTCAGCAGCCTTTCTTACTGTTTCTTTTGAAAAGTAAACATAGTAGTCTGAGTCTGTATTAGGGTCGTGCCTGAATATGTTTTTATTAGGAATCAAAGCAGGACTTACTAGCATACGCTTTTCTTCATCTACTTTAGCAAAGGTTAAATTGTTCTTTTCTTTACCAAAGAATACAAAGTCTTGTTCTATTGCAGGACTCGTTACTAAACTAATAGCGTCTATTGCTAATTCTTGACTATCGTCTGAAATTACTAATTCTACAATTTTAGTTTCCTTCATATCTTCATAATAGTCTTTATTGTCTTCTTCACAGTCTGCTTTTGTATCGTACTTACAAGAGCCAGTCTTTCCCCATTTATATTTTCCGTTTTCACATTTTTCGCAAGGCATAGTATATAATAGATATTAAGTTAGTTTATTTGATTTTAGATAGTAGCTCTACGTCTTATATTTGCTAATTGGTCTTGACTGTTTGTCATTTCATCAGTAACTACAAAGGCTTTCATTGGTTCTGGAGCTACTCCCCCTGTAATATCAAAAGACCCTGACATCATTTGAGGCGCAGGTGTTGCAGCTGCTGCTCCGCCTCCTCCTCCTCCACTTCCTCCTGGTTTACCACCACTTGCAATTTTAGCAATATTCATAGCTGCAAAAGTTCCTGCTAGAGCTGCCATAGTTACAGGATAAGCTCCAAAAGTTCCTGCTGTTGCTCCTATATTTGCATTAGCTGATGTAAATGCATTTTGTACTCCTTGGACTCCTGATATAGTAGCTTGTGCTATTGCAGCAGCCCTTGCTAGTGCTGTTCCTTCACCTGCTGCTGATGCTAAAATACTTAGACCTTGGTTTGCCATATCAAATTGCATAGCCACCTTTGCATCTGCAATTTCTTTATCAGTTTTTAATACTTTTATACCTGTTTCTTTGTTTCCATTTACGTCATAGTCAAATCGTTTGTCTATTAAGTCCTTATATTTTTCATCGTAAATTAAATCAATTAGTCTTATTTTTTCTGCTACTTCCTCTGCCGTACCTGTTAATCTAGCAGCAGCTTTAGCGTCTTCTGTTTCATTTTTTAAAGCTCGTAAGTCTTTTCCATTTTGGTCTTTCTGTCTAATCATTTCTAGCTCTCTAATTAAAGTTTCTGCTGCTTTTACTTCTGCTTCATTTTGAGATGCTATTTCTATATTTTTATTAATAGTTTCCTGCTTAATTGCATTTATCTTATTATTAAGTTCTATTTGTTTTGTAACAGATTCACCTCTTATAGTTGCAAGTTCTACTTCTTTTTGTGCAAGAATATCTAGTGCTTCTGCTTCAGGGTCTAATACAGTAGATAAACGTAATTTTTCAATTCTAACAGCTTCTGTTGCGTTAGCTATTCTTCTTTCTAATAAATCTGTTTCTATACTAAAAGCTTTTTCTGCTGCATTAAATCTTTCTTCTTCTGACTTAGTAACATCTTCAGCTATTAGCTTTAATTCTTCAATATCAGCTCTTCTTTGTGCAGTTTCAACACTTAACGCTCTTTGGTTGTCAGTTAATCGCTGAAAAGACTTTTCTAAAGCCATTGCTAAAAGAGTGTCATTTTTAATTTCTTCTCCAATACCTTTAAAAGAATTACCCATATCTTTTAACCCTGCCCTTATATTTCCTGAAAATAATTTAGCAATTCCACCTCCAAAGTTAGCTATTCTATCTACAATTACATTAACTGCTGCTCCAATACCTTTAAAAGCTACAGATAATACTTCAGCACCCTTTTTTGTTTTAGCAAACCAAGTAGCTAAAGCACCAAAAGCTAAAAGTAAAAGCCCAACACCTGTTGAAGCAATCCCTAACTTAATACTGCTAAATAGAAACTTAGCTCCACTAGCAGCAGACTTCCAACTAGCTTTTAAGCCGTTTATAGAAAGACCTAGTACTTGCATTTCTGATACTGTATTTTTACCTTCAGCATTAACATCTTCTATAATTCCTTCAGTTTTTTTAAGTTCTTTGTTAAAATCCTTTTGGTCTTTTGTAACTTTTCCAATATTGGTCTTAACTTCCAATTCTAATACTTCCTTTGCCATAGTTTTATTTTTTTAAAGTGCAACGCCTGATTTTAATTGTGTAATTTCTATATTACAAATCCATTCTAAAGTAACGCTATTTCGACCTCTAACTGAAATAGAAAAGTCATCTCCTGAAACTGACGCTACTGCATTCCATCCTGTAATTGTACCTGAAGATTTTATTACATCTCGTTCTCTTTGAATAGTAGTAACTCCTGATTTATTAATAGCAACACCTCGTTCAATCATGCTTAAATAATCTCCATTATTACCAGTATTAGTGCCACCAACTCTAACCGCTAGAATAGTAGCGTTAAAATAAATTGCCGTATTAATAGGAATTTTAAAAAAACTACCTGAAGTATTGTTTAGATTAGAAGCTAAAGTTGCTGCACTTGTAGTTTGTTTTCCGTAAATAACTCTGATAGCTTGTCTTTCGCCTAAAAGGTCATCAGGAGCGTTACCCCCTAAGACTGTTGAGTTAGTTGCTGTTGCCTCTCCTAAAGTACCTGAAACGTTAGCATTATTTATTCCGTTTGCTATTTGATTTTCATTACCTATTATTATATTATTACGTGATAAACCTTTAACTGTATTATCAACGCCCATTATTAAAGTATTATTAGTACCTGTTTCAGTAGAGTTTCCTGATCCGTAAGTTCTGTTATTTTCATTTGCAACAGCTATATCTAAATTTGCATTATACCGAAAAATATTGCAAGTTCCGTTTACTACATTGTAAGTATATCCATAAGACTCACATTGTAATTGATTAGGGGTTACTTCATTTTGTCCATCTGTAAAAGTTACAATTCCAATTTGTGAAATCGCAGCAGGTTTTACTGTAAACCCTGTTAAGTATGAAATATTTTCTCTTGGAATCGCTGACATTATGGTATAAGTATAAATTCAACTGTTGCCAATTCGTTCGGCTGGTAGTTTATTTTGTTTACTCTAAAGACTCTGTTCTTAATAAAAACTGTATCGTTAAATTTAAAAGTATTTATATCTGAAGGACTTAAATCTACTTTTATAGTCATGATACGAGTATTAGGATTGTAAAGCTCATTAAAGTATGGAAGCCAGTACATACCAAATAAATTATTTACAGTAGGAGCTCCTACTCCAGTAATTAATTGACATTCACCAAAATGAAAGTCTATAGTATCTGTTAAACTTGGAGGAATAGAAGTAACTGTAGGTATATCTGTTAAATGACTAAACTGTAAATATTCATCTTCAAATGCATCACCAGCTACTCCATTTTGTGTAGGAACGCTATAAGTAGTTGAAGTCATAGTTACTACCCCATTATTATACATAATTCTAGGGCTGTTATCGAATCCTTCAGAAGTGTCGTCATTAAAATTATAAGAATAAATAGAAGGAACTATTAACTCAGGAAATTCAGAACTAAGAGGCTTTACTACTGTTGCTGCAAAAGGCTCTGCTATAATTTCTTCTTCTCCAGTTAATATATCAAATTGATCTGTAGCTATAAACTTTTTACTTCCGTATAAATGACCGTCTACTAAATTCTTATATTGATTAAATGCATAGTCATCATCATCTTCAACAAATTTAAAAATAGTCTTTCTATTTAATTCTGTTAAAGGTTTTAATTTAATTTGAGAAACATCTATTTTTTCAGTCCAGTTTAATTGAACGCTATCTGTATTATTTACAAATATATCTGCATACGGTTCTATTTTTATATTTAAAGGATTATCTTCATCAGGAATAGTTACTAAATTAAACATTGTAATTATTCCTTTTAAGAAATCCCACTGCCCTAATTCTCCTCTTAGAGTTTCTAATAACGTATCTGATGTAGTTTGGTAGGATGTAGTTGTAATTGTTACTAATGAAGGTGTTCCGAATGGATCGAAAACGCCATCTAATTCATACAACCCTAAAGTAGAAAAAGCTTGACATAGCACAGTATCTCCTGCTGCTAATGGTGAAGTAGTAAAAGATCCTGAATAAGTGAAAAAAGTAGAAGTTGAAGTAGCCACATCAACAGGAGTTCCATTAACAAGCCATTGAACAAATACAGTGTCGCTTGATAATGAAACATTATCGAACCGCATATCATAACTGAACGTATATACTTGACCGTCTTCTTGAGCTGTAAATACTCCTGCTGAATATCCAAAATTTGCATTTAATGGATCGCCACCAACTAAAAGTGCATTCATTTCATCAAAATTTAAAGTAGCCATAGAAGTACCAAGACCAACATCACTTTTATTAGTTAATAAACCTGTCGAGTTAAAAATAACAGGAGCATTGCCTGACCCCCAGTTAAAGTCCATAAAAAGCTTATTAAAATCAGCAGTATTAAAAAAATTAGATTCATAAGTAAAATCTGTATCTGCAAAAATATTATTAATTAAGTATTTTATATTTATAAAAGGTCTAAATGCGCTTTCTAAAGTTGTAAGTTTTGGATTCCCTGAATTTGTGTAGCTATATTGATGATTCCAATTACAAAAAGGATATCTTAATACATTAGTAGCAGTAGCTCCTGTTGAGCCTGCAAAACTTCCTGAAGGCAAAGGTGCAACTGGTAATATTCCTTGCCAACTGTTTCTTATATTACTATAATTATAGTCATGTTCTAGCTCTGTAAAGTCTAAATCTTTAAATGTTCTTTCTTGTAAAATATCGGCTAAAGCTATAACTTCAGAATATAAATTTACATTATAACTAATTTCTCCTTCCTTATCTATTATATCTAACATTCTTAAATATCCTTCAAATAAAAGAAATCCGTCCTGCTTTAAAACTGCTTTTGTTTTTTGGTATGGATTAAATATTAATCCTCCAGATCCAGCTACTTCTCTAGTAATTTCAAAAATATGATCGAATATTCTATTATTTCTTTTTGTGCCAGGAATTTTAAAGGCTTTAGAATAAGACTGTACATTTTCAGCGACATTTTTAAAATCATCAACACTTAAAGTAAGTGGTAAATCTTCATCTTCATAAAGATCACAAATAACTTGCCCATCTCCTAATATTTGAATTGCTCCAGTTGGAATAGGTTGTGCATCTCTAATAGTAATAGAATTTAATACAAGCTTCTGATCAATAGTTGAATCACCAACTATAACAATAGTATCATCTGTTGAAAAGGCATTAAATGAAATATTTACAAAACCTGTATTATTAGGAATAGGAATAACTTGCTGTAGAATAGTTCCTGAATAAATCCAAATACCAAAAGCGTTAGTAGTATTAATATTTGTGTTAATATCCAAAGTAATATTATAAAAATTTCCTACTGTTAAATTAGATAATTTCTGAATAAGCCCTTGCTGAACTTGACCTGATTTGGGATTTATAGTTACAAGACCTCCTGATTCACTAACTCCAGAAGCACCCTTATGAAATCTCTTCCATGTATTAACAGTTAAAGATGCTCCATAAAAGTCTATTGCTTCTTGTGTTCCATTTGATAAAGTTACTGTATGATCTGTTGAAGAATTTACTGTACTAAAATTATTACCGTTAATAATAAATTGGCTTGTATTCGTAAAAATATTTGCATTGTAACCGTCATAGATCTGTGGATATATTATTAGTTGAACACTCATTATATAGACTGAGTTCTAAGTGTCTTGCTTTTTTCAACTTCAAAAGTGTACTGCATTAGCTTATCATTAGCGACGGTCTTTTTAGTATAGCTAGAAGTTGTAAGTCTTACAGGTGTTACATATTTATTAAGAGAAGAATTAAGTTTATCAGATGATTTTTCCTTTAACAGATAAACTTCAGGACTATTAATAAGCTCTTCGAACCAAGCTGATTCTGACTCGTTTACAAAATCTGTATTCATTGTTATCTTTTCTTTAGCATTTACTCTAAAGGCTTTCTTGCCTCCTCTAAAGCTGTCAATTCTGTAAGAGCTAGAGTTCCAACTTCCTTCTAATTGCTGGTATGTACTTCCTTTTGTAGAAATTTTCTTAATAGACTTCATGATAAAAGTATAGTAGTCCCAAGTACCCCACTGATTTAACCAACAAAGTCTAATAGACTCAAATCCTTTTGTGTTAGGACAGTTAATATTCATCCTATATAAAGATGACATAACAGTACCAGTAGACCCTATGACTTGAAAAGTGTAATATGATAATTTTGTTATATTAACGTTAAATATAGTACTCCAGTTAGATAAGTTAGCAGGAAAGACTCCTGCATAAAGTATTTGAGCGTCTATAATAGATTGAGGATATTTAAAGCCCCCGTTACTTGATTGTTGAATATCTTCAGAATTTAGAAGAACGTCTGAATCGTCATAATACTTATACCTTATACCGTATGCACCTGCTGATCCTAAACCTGGAAAAAAAGGATTTGACATTAATAGCCCTACAGTTCCGTAATCATTTATATTAGCGTATTGTATTAAAGGAGCATTAGTCAAAAACTTTCTTTCTTGAGTATTTGAAAAGGAAAATTTATTAAGAATATTGTAGCCAAAATTAACACCGTTTAAATCTAACTCATCAGTGTATTTAAGATACCCATTTATTAATTTCATAGGTAAAGAAATATCTCCTGTAGTATTTTCAATAATACTTCCTGTGCCATCGTTGTATTGTACAGTAAACTTTATGACTAAGTATCTCATAGTATTAATATTTCCTGAGAATTTATCAATTAAATGCATAGGCACGTTATTATCTGTTCCATTTAACACTCCTTTATATGTACTGTCTTTCCTTGCTAAGTTATCAGAACTAACAAAACTTTCTACTATAGGACTAAAGTTGAACATTCCTACTCCTGCATTGTTAGGGGTAGTTTTAAAAGTACCTACTACATCTGTTAATACTGATGGGTTAGGGATTTGGTTGCTTATATGTACTGTAGCAATAAATTTTACATCTGTAAAAGTTGAAACTATATTAGTATTAGATACTGCAAAAATTACATTCTCTCCTGCTGTTAAAGTATCGAATAAAGGTTTCTGTTCTATTATTGTTGCCATTATTTAATTATTTTGGTCTATAAAATTCTACAAGATTATTTCTTATATCTAACGTTAATATTTTAAGAAAATCTTTTTCTAACTTTTTAAATTGTAATCCTAAAGGTTTCTGAAAAAAGCTTAGACTCTTAATTCCTTCTCTTTTTATTTTCCTACTTATTAAAAAAGCAAACCCTGAAACAAATTGCCCTGTATCTTTTGACCTTCCTCTTTTAAATCCTTTTGGTTTTATTCCTTTTTTTTTAATCCATTTAGATAATATATCAATTGGCGGACCTTTGGTTGTATATCCTTTTCCTGGACTTGATTTCTTTTGACCATCATAGTTTATATATGATTGTTTTACTTTATTTCCAGATACTCCTTTATCTAAAAACTGTCCATATTCTTCCATGTAGAACTTTGTAGAAAAACCACCTTCTTCTTTTGTTACTGTAAATCTAATTGAATTACCTAAAGAAGTACTTCCTTTTGCATTTTGCAATAGATCTCTTGAATCTTTTACTACCTGTTTCCCAAAGCTTTCTAAGTACCTTTCTATATTTTTAGTTTTCACTATTCTACTCCAACAAATACTTCAACTCTAGCAGTAACCGCTGTTGTAGGTTTTACTTGTAAAGAAGCTAAGTTTAACATAGTTCCAAAAGAAGGAGCGCCTACTTGACCTAAAGCAATTACATCACCTGAATATAGAACGTGAGAACCTCCTGCTCTTACTGTTACTGTATAACTTGATGTAGTAGTTTGTACTGCTAGCTCAATATCTACTGCCGTTTCCAAGTTTGTTACTCGAACGTATCTAGTCCTATCTACATCAATAGCTCCTGCTGATGTTGATGGTAGCGTATCGAATACTGCTACTGTTGTAGTTACTGATGCCGTACAGGTTACTATCCTTTCAAATACGTCATTAACTCCTGCTGTAGTTAAAGAATTTACTGAGCCTCTAAGGCTTCCATTAAGTGTACATGTTTCTGAGATTGTCGTTACTAAGTCTGCCATATTTTTATAAATTAATTGTTATTTTAAATTTTTTCCATCCTATTTCTACTGTTAGCCATTTTAACTTCCATTTCATTAATATCCTGCTCCATTAGTATCTACTGGAATTTCACAAGTCTGAAAGTCATTCATAACTAAGATACCAATATTAAATACATATCCGCAACAAAGATTATCGAATCTTTCTTCAAAAGGCTCAATAGTAAATTGATCTTCCGTAAAGTATAAAGGGAAATTAATATCATCAACTCCTGCTAATGATTGTCTTGTACTGTGTCTAAGCATTCCAATGAAGTCAGTTACAATTTGTAAAGTTTCATTAAATACATCTTGCTCATTAGTTAAAGTTTTTACTAATTTAGGAAAGTTAGCGTTTGTAAAGTTCTTAGTCCAGTTATCCTTTTCTGTTACCATGTCCATAATAAAGATTTGGAAGTTATACGTTAATTGACTTTCGCCAGTTACTACGTTTGTGGGGTTAATATGTAGTAAGGGAAATTTCTGCATCTTTTCAAGATTGATGTCAAATATATTTCCTACAGAAGTTGATTCTATTTGCTTGTGATACTCACCTAATCTAAGAAGAGTATTTACTACGTTATTATATGTCTTATTATTAACCATTTACTTTACTTTATTTTGTGAGTTCAAATCTGTTTCATAACTTAGCCAGGTCAAGCATTCTAAAAGACTTAGCTTTGTAATACTTTCTAATTTACTTATATCCTCTCCACACAATCTGTGCATAACTCCGAACCATCCCCACTTGCTAGCAAAATCTTCAGTTGCTATTGCTGTTTCATTTCCTTCTGCTTCTCCATCAAATATGATGGCAAAATCAGCGACAACTCCTTCACGAAATTGTAAAAAAAAACCAATGCACTTTGCACTTGTTCTGCTGACATCTGTTTTATCTCTTCTGCTCTGAGTCGTATATCTCCATCATAGGAGTCTATAATATAAATATCATTTTTCTTTTCTTTAATAGGTCTGTAAAGAACTGCCATTAATTCAGGTAAATTATTTTCTATTCCGTTCTTAATAAACTGCTCTATGTCTGCATACTCACCTAATGTAATTTCTGAAAGTTGTGGATGATATCCGTACTCAACACCATTTACTTCTATTATCCTTTTTAGCTTAGTATCTTGCTTGGCTTGTAGCTCGCCTATCTTACTCATTATAACAGCTACATCTGATAAGGATAACTCCTTTACTAACTGCTTAGGAATGTCAGAAAGTGCTGCTATTGTTTCTGTAGCTTCTTCTGTCTTTGTTCCTGTTTCAAAGTCAATAAGTTTTAGCCAAGTTTCCAACGTAACATCCGACCAACTATTGATTAAATTGAACTCTTTTGATTTACTTCCTTTTTTAATTTTAACTTTCATACACTATATAATAGAAATTTATTGTTTTTAGTTTAACGATTTTTTTTACTGCACAAAATACCTTCCTGAGTTTGGATTGTCTAGGTGATAGATTACATTATATCTAATGCCGTCTATTGCGTGATTCCAATTATCTACGTATAATTTTGAACCCTTGTCTGAATATACATAGTTGTTTAACTCTTTAGCTATGTTAGTTGATTCAGGACTTACTATAAGCTCATAGTCTTGCATTCTAGTTATACCACTTTCAATAGTTCCTTTCTTAACTGCTTTAATGTTTACTCCTAAATGCTTTAAGTCTGCTATTAGTCTAGGCTCTGCTGAATCTGCTATGATTAATTTACTATCTACTTTGTCTAATATTATCTGAGCAAGCTCTTGACTCTTTAATCCATTACGATAAAGGTGTTCTTTTAAGTATATCTTCTTATGCTTCTTATCTATTGCTACTTCAGTTAATGAGTCAGGGTCTATTGAGAACCCAAAGTCCATTCCACAAGAAGTCTGTAAGTTATCAGGATTAAATTCACCTATACTCCAATTTTCGAAGACAACCCCCTCGGCTTTTGCTAACCATCCCCCAAGAATCTTATGCTGATACTTTTTAAAGTTATTATGCCTTATGCTCTTAATACGCTCTAGGAAGCTCTCAGAGAGATTTGTTTCATTATCTAGGTATGTACTATGGATATAGCATACATTGTCTTTAACGCCATTAAAACCACCTTCAACTCCTTTGTCCTCAAAAAACCTTTTGTATATCCAATGTTCTTTAGTAACTGGATTTAATACTAATATGATTCTATTCTGCACTTTCTTTTCTCTTATACTTAAATCAATAGTATCAAAGATATTCTCATCTACAAGTTCTTCGGCTTCATCAAGTACCCAAGTGCTTATCCCTTGTAATGACTTTAGACTTGCAGTCTGGTTTCCTGCTGATGTCTTGATACCTCTAAATAGGATGTCTGATTTGTTTCCTAAGTTTATTACCTCAGCTTTGTTTACGCTAAAGGTATTGTCATATCCAAGCAGCCCTATCTTCTCTAAGAACTCAGGAATGATTGATAGGTGTGCTGATGTCATTGTATAACGTGTGAATAGGACTCTAACATTCCTAGACATAGTTAAGAGCGTTAGAAAAACTGTAACTGCAAAAGACTTTCCAGAACCCCTACCTCCTGTTATAATAAAGTATCTAGCATCTGATGTAAATAGTGCATTATATTTTTCGCTAAGATTCAGAGCTTATAAAGTTTATTAAAGGTACATTAAGACTTTCATCATTAGTAGTTACATCTACTCTTTGCTGAGGTTTGCCGTAAAAGTATTCAAAGTATAACTTAACCGCCCATTGTTGCTTTTGTTTTATACCTTCTTGTAAAGCTTCAAGTGCTATTCCACTCATTGGTGTTAAGTGTTCTATTAGCTTTTGTTCTTCACCTTTACCTTTACGTCCTGCTCCTTCTCTTTTTCCTCCATGTTCCATTTTGAAATAATTTGATTAATCAAGTTGTTATATAATAGAAATTACTCGTATTCATTTGGCAGCATTAGTCTTATGCCTAAGTCAGTTATAGCCCATACTCTTATTTGCTCTGTATATACTTCAAAGGCTTTAGTATTTAAAGCAGTTGTACTACCTATTTTATTTAATGCTATTTGATTATCGTTAATACTTATCATTTCATATTCAGATAAGAACTTAGCTCTTAGTACGTCATGCATTTCATTAGGAAAATATCCTAGTTCTTCTGCTAGTCCTTGTACTATAAATTTCCAATAGTAACTGTTCTGCATATTACTTCTTGTGTTTCTTTGTTTCTTTACACTAACTATGTAGTCATTATCTAATTCCTTTAGGTAACTGAAAAGGCTTTGCTTATCTCTACTGTCCTTTATTACAAACTTCATTAATCAAAGGATTCATTGATTCCCCTTTCGCCTACTAGCTTTTCCTTTGCTCCAGCCCATAAGTTATCCCTTCTCTTACTTAGGCTAGGTTCTGTCCTTTGTAGTGATGGGATTCCTTCTGTTGGTTCGCTATCCATATACAGTCCACATTCACACTCTGCTTCCTTTGCTTCCCAATTTCCATCTCTAAAAACTATTGTAACTTTAGCTAGTTCTCTAGTGTTTCCACATTCGCAAGTATATAGTGTCATATTAAAATAATTCTTCTTGATTAATAACTTCCCTTCTTACAATACCTAACATAGTTTCAAAGATTGTTTTACCTACTTCATAGTCTACTAGGTTTCGTAATATCTTATCTTTGCGTTGTTTTCCTTTATAGCTTTTTAATTCTATATTATGAAACAATTCTAATTTTTTTAATTCATTATTTGTCTGACATAAACCAGTAAAATGTCTTGAATTTAAAGTATTAGGTAGATTAAAATTTGACCAATATAAATGTCTATCTTTTTCTTTTGCTTCAATCAAAGGTTTGTAATAAGGTATTACATTTTCAACCACATACTTACCCTTACAATGATGTTGTAAAAATATTATTTCTTGATATAATTTCATATCTGGGTATGTTGGGTTTTTACCATTAGCACCAAATCCCCAATATCTTGCTCTGCTATGTGTTGGGCAAGGAGGTGAACTCCAAATAAAGTCGTATTCTTTATAATGGTCTAATAAGTATTGATGTGCATCAGCTATGATTACAGTGTCATTAGGAAATCTTTCTTGATATAATCTGGCTAATTCAGGGTCTAGTTCAATAGCAGTTACTTCTATATCTTCTTTTACTTCATTCCACTTATATCGGTTCCCACCAAGACAAGCGTATAAGTTTAATATTTTCATCCTTTTAGTTTATCAAGTTCAAACTCTAAATGATTAATTGCTTTCTGTATATCCTCTATATGCTTATCTATAATATCCATACCTTCCTCTTTTTTCTTGCCACAACGCAAAAGATATGAACAGGCAGTCCCTACATTATAGGATAAATCAAAATCTTCAATAACTTTTCTTGCTTCTATCTTGTAGCGACTTCCTATGTAGTAGCTTGGTATTCTATTGTCTTTCATTTATCCTATCATTTTCAAGTCCTCCTGTTCTTGTTTCTACCTTATCCATTTTCCAAAGGAATTTTTCTTTAGTTTTTCTTTTTATTCTACCCTCTACAATAGTCATTATTATAACTATTAAAAAAAATACTGCTGCAATTATTCCTATTATTGTAAATATCATCATTTTGTTAAAAGTTTTAAAAGTTGAGAGCTAGTATAAATTCTATCATCTCCATCATAGTTTTCATATATACAAGTGAAGTTATCATCTTTCCAAGTCCATAAAGATTTGACGTTCTTTTTAATATTGTCTTTCAATATCCACTTAATTGTTTTATATGTTCTTTCTTCTTCCTCCATAATTCTACGCCCTTGTTAGTGAGAGGGACTTTACTCTTTTGTCTTTTAAATTGATGAATAAACAAGACACTTTAAAATTAAAGTTATATGCATTCCCTCTTGTTCATCTCCTCCATCTGATATTATTACCTCCATAGTTTTATTGTATTGGGGAGGCGACCAAACCCCCCCTCTACTACTCTAGGTTAAATTAAATGCTTTTGTAGGTATGACTCCTATATTAATTAGTATTAGTCCTTAGAGTATTCTTTATATATTTTTTTTATTCCATCAAAGCAGGCTGCTATACAAGAGCCGCAATTAGTTCCTGTTGAGTAGTTTGTATTATGCAATACGTTGTATATCTCTATCATTTTCTTCTTTGCCGTTTGGTCTTTAGCTCTTCCTGTTTTTAAGTCTTCCCAAAGTAATATAATCTCTGCTATTATTTCTTCAGGAATATCTGTTCTTACTTCTACCTCTGTTGTCTTTTGCCAAAAACCCTTTGGGCAAGATTGACTACTAATTTTTGACTTTACTTTCATAAAACATAAACAAATTCCGCAATTTCCTAGTACACTTGAATAGTGAGTACAACTTTTACAGATAGCCATTCTATCTTCATATATATCTTTAGGTACAAAAAACTTATTCACTTAGCTTATATTTTAATTCTGTTCTTACTTTGTCTATAGTCGTGAATAAGCTGTTTCTACTAATTCCTGTTTTCTTTGCCAGGCTGTCTAATGTATTACCTTCATAGTAATAAAGCTCAAAGACTTTCTTATCATACCAAGTAAAGCCATCTAAGGCACTATCTATCTTTTCTAGGCTAGTCCATTGATAACTGCTTGTTATTTCGTTAGGCAAGTTGTAAAGGTGCTTAGATGGTATTGTTTCTCCTGAATCCATTTCATCATAAGTAACTGCACTTGTCAAGCTATCAATATGAGTATAATACTTTTTATACTTATAATAGTAATTACTTCTAGGACTTGTTAAGGCACGTCTTAATGCAACTGCTCCATATCTAGTAATCCCTAATATTCCATCTTTTTCATAAATACTTCTAATTACATCAGGATTAGCTTGAAGAAAATAAAGCATTAATTCTTGTACGGATTCATTAACTTCATTTTCATCAGAGGTTAGTCCAAAAGCCATAGTCCGAAACTTATCTGAAAGCTTTGATATTTCTAAATAAATTTCAGTCATTAAAATAGTTTATCTTGTTCTACTTTACACTCATTAATAATTCCTAATGCTGAGTTTAAAATATTTAAACCTAATTCAGAGTTTACTGCATTTCTTTCTTCTAATGGTTTTTTACAAGCTTTATTACCATATTTAGGCATCATTGTTCCTACATCATCTTTAGGCTGTTCTATCTTATTTATATTAAAGTTAGACCATAAGTAATGCCTTCCAATCTTCACAGGTTTTATTAAAGGTTTATAGTAGCTAACTACATTTTCTACACAAAACTTTCCTTTGTAAAAATTCTGTAAAAATATTATTTCTTGATACAAATTCATCAAAGGATAAACAGGTCTTTTTCTTATATACTGTGTAAAATAATTTGTAGTGCTATGAGATTGACAAGGAGGACTACTCCAAATAAAGTCAAATTCTTTATGATGGTCTAATAAATACTCGTGAGCATCAGCAACTACAACTTTATCATTAGGGTATAAAGCTCTGTACTTATTAGCTATCTTTTCATTATATTCAACAGCTGTGATTTCGTGTTCATCTCCCCACAAATGCCTATTACCTCCTATTCCTGCATATAAATTTAGTATTTTCATTCTTTAATTGGTTCTATCTTATCAATCTTATTTACTGTATCTTGTACTAGCTCATCTAAAACAATTCTATAAGCTCTGACTACTGCAGAGTTACTTCTTGTTTCTACTCCTGCAAAAAATCCATTTGTTGCAACTGCTAAATTGATAGGTATAATAAGCATCCAATCCCAAAAATTATCTTCTCTCGTTCCAGAACCATAGTTATTTGAATACTCCAAAATAATTTCTACAACTTCTAAATAATTATTATATCTACTTTTTGTACTTACTTCTTTAGCAAACTCTTTGCACATTGTAATATAAGTTTCAATAATTACTCGATGTTTATCATTTGCGTAAATTGGTTCTGTCATACGCCAAAGATACTTAAATAGTTACGCTATTTGCTTTTCTTCTTTTAAGTTTTTAACAAGGTCTTTATAATAACTTATCTTTTCTTCATATTCAACTCTTGAAACTTTATGAATAGTCCTAGCTAAATACTCTAACTCTTCTGCTGTTCCTTCTCCATACTTAGCATCAATAGCTAATCCAAATTTATACTGTTCACCTTGGGAATACATATTGCATTTTATACACTGTGTAGAACAATTTTCTTCATTGAAACGTGTAGCCATAAAACGCCTAGATTGAAAATGTCCATTTTGCATACCATCTTTATAAAATCTTACTACTGAACAAGTTGTACACTGTACATAGCCATATTCATTAGCCTCTCGAAGTCTTATGTAAAGACTGAACCACTTGTCTAGTTCCTTTTTTAATTTACTGATTGTTTTTTTCATATACTCTTAATCAGATCAGCTACTATTTTCCAATCCTCATCAGTACTATAATCTTTTACTTTCTTTTTATATAATTGACGTAAAGAATCTAAAGCATCATTTACTCTTTGTTTCTTTGTTTTGTTAGTATTCTTTACTGTTACAGGTAATTTATCAGTTAGATCCCACTCTATTACATTTCTTCCTGTTACTTTACAAGATCTAACATCTTTCTCATATATAACTCCTATTCTCCTTAATTCAGTAAACCTTGCTGCACTTAATGATAAAGCATTTATAGGATTAGTATGTTCTAATGCCTCCTGTCTAGTACAAGGAGCAGATTTAAATATAGCCTCAAAAGTTTCAAATCTTCTTTTAGCTAATAAACCTGCTTCTTTAATTTGATTAAAGCAGTCTATTGATGTTTGTCTTGTTATCATATTTTTATAATACTTTTAAATTAACTTTATATTCTTTTCCATAAGATATTTTTCTAACCATTCTTGTAGGTTGTGGAAATCCAAACATCATCTTAAAAGTTCCTTTTTTTTCTGGATCGTAAAGTTCTTCTTTTTTCATTTTAGTAATTTTGTAATAGGTTCTTGATAATAAGGAGTCTTTTCTTTTGGCTGTCCTAAAGTCCTTACTTGATAAGTAGCATCATCAATTTTTAATTTATGAGCATAAACCCACTTATAAAAGGTTCTGATGTTTAAGAATGGTTCGTCTTTACCAAACCTTACTCCAATATGAAAAGCTTCTTCAACTTGATTCCAAGTCATATTTCCAAATCTTTTCTCTTGTATTAAGTCTGCTGCAAATATATTACTTAAACTAGCCATAGTTTTTCCATCTGTTTTATGTCCAATTTCTATTGATGTCTTAGCAATTAATTCATAAACCTTTTCTTTAAGTTCATTTATATTTTCTTTTTTTAATTGTATCATAAGTATTCTTTTCCTTTTAAGTATTCATTTAATTGCATATCTATTTTAGACATAGTTTTTGGATTTTTCTTTTCTCTACTTTCCCAAGTCCGAACACAAGCCTTCCAAGATTTCATAATTTCTTT